GGACGAAGGAATACTGACTTTGCTGAAGGAAAACGGTTTGTTGGTAATAGTATAGTAAAGATGACAAAACTGAACTTGAGTTCGTTGAGGAGGAAGGAAGAATGAAATTTCGTAATCAGTTCATGAAATATCAAATCCATGCCATTGAAGCGGCATTGGATGATACTGGTGGTGACACCAATGGTGATGATGTTTCTGGAGATGACCTATCTGGAGGTGAAGGATCTACCACTGATTCTTCAGTTGAAGGCGTATCAGATTCCAGCACAGATACCACAACTGATTCCAGTGTAGATGTGAAAGGTGCATGGCCGGATGATTGGCAACAGCGCTTCTCAAAGGGTGACGAAAAGCTACAGAAGGTAGCAAGCAGATATGCATCACCTGAAGCTGCGTTTGAGGCACTGGTAGCCGCTCAACAGCGCATTCGCTCAGGGGAACTGAAGCCAGCACTTCCAGAGAATGCTACCGATGATGAGCTTGCGGCATGGCGGGAAGACCACGGAATTCCTGCAAAGCCAGAGGATTATGACCTTACATTTGATTCAGGGTTGGTTATAGGTGAGGAAGACAAGCCGATTGTTGATGAGTTCCTGAGTATCGCTCACGAACACAACATGACTCCTGAGCAAGTAAAGTCTGTCATTGAATGGAATGAGACACAGAAGGAAGCTCAGGCAGAGGAGCGCATAGCTATGGATGAGCAACAACGTGTTGAAGCACTGGACAAGCTGAATGTTGAGTATGGAGGAAACTTCAGGCGTAACATCAACATGATTGAAGGTGTTCTTTCAATGCTTCCGGAAGGTGTGCGGGAAGAATTTCAATCAGCTCGCCTGCCTGATGGAACTGCTCTGTTCAATAACCCTGATGTAATTCGTGGATTCGTTCAGCTTGCAAATGAGCTTAACCCTGCTGGAATCGTAGCACCTGCTGGAGGTGGAGATCCAATGAAAGGATTGAGTGAAGAGATCGCAAATATCGAAAATACGATGAAGACGAATCGAACTGCGTATAACAAAGATGAGGCAATGCAGGCGCGGTATCGTGAACTCTTGGTTGCAAGAGAGAAGATGCAGTCACGATAGAAATCTATCAATCTGTCAATAGTGAGATGCCGGTTAATGACCGGCATTTTCATATAGTCAAGATACTGAACGCAATTCTCACCTATTATTGATATGTAAGCACCAAGCATCGGCCCCGTTAGTAATAAGAGCCAGCCCCGCATTGCGGCTACCCTGGTATGACTTACAGAACGGCTACCCCGTAGCGGTGAATCTCAAACACATCGTAATAGGAGAGTAGTCATGTCTGATACGGCATTTCAAATTCAATACCGCCAGGAATTCATCCAGGCGTTTGAGCAGCACCAATCACTGCTCCGAGATACCGTCACCACTGAGGCGGTAATCAAAGGTCAGCAGGCTGTGTTCCTGGTTGCTGGTTCCAATAATGCATCTGCTACCAATCGTGGCGTAAATGGTCTTATCCCTGCGCGCGCAGATGATAACACTCAGAATAGCTGTACGCTTGGCGAGTGGCACGATCTTGTTCGGAAGACTGGTTTTAACGTCTTTGCATCTCAGGGTAATCAACGCGCTATCATGCAGATGACCACTATGGCGGTTATTAACCGAAAGATTGATGACCAAATCATCACTGAACTGAATACCGGATCTGTCACCATTGGTAGTTCAACATCTATCCCTGATGTGAGTCTGTTTCAACATGGTCGCGTCAAGCTGTCAAACGCTGCTGTTCCGTGGGATTCAAACATCACTCTGCTGTGCCAGCCTTCATTCCTTGCGTATCTTGAGCAGGCTCCTGAGTTCGCTAGCGCAGACTATGTTGATGTACGTCCGTATGCGACTGAAGATCCAAGCTGGAAAGATAAGCCGATGGCTTATAAGTGGCGCAACTGCATGATCGTTGAGCATCCCAACCTTCCTGGTAAGGGTACTAGCTCAGAGGTCAGCTTCATGTACCACAAGACTGCGATTGGTCATGCAATGGATACTGCTGGTCTTCAGAGTCCTGTTGGTTATGATGATGAGCAGGATTATTCCTGGGCGCGTGCTTCCGCTTTCATGGGTGCAAAGCTTCTTCAAAATACCGGCGTTATCGTGATCACTCACGATGGCTCTGCTTACGCCTAATAGGAGGGCAAAATCATGGCATATTTTGGTGCAACTGAAGCCTCTTCCGTGGCTAACCCTCCTCGTCTGGTCGCCGGTGGCGGTCTATATGGCGTGTGTGGTGCCACTACTGGTCTCTCTACCGATCCTGCATCACCTAATAATCAAGGTGGTTCAATGTGGTTCTACTGCTCAACCAACCTCTCCACCGATGTATTCGCTGCAGATTTCTTCAGCGATGGTGAAGCGTTGGGAATGCGTCCTGGTGATTTGGTGAATGGGGTACAATTCAGCTCGGCTGGTTCGAGTGTTCAGACCTTTATTGGCGCTGTCACTGCTATCAGTACCGCTGGTGCAGCTACTCTCTCAACCGGCTCCATGATCACCTCTACCTACGCATAACAACCATGGCCGGGATAATCCCCGGCCAGCATTTTAATATTAGGAGGAGTTTATGTCAGACGAAGAAAAGAAACGCTCTATGCAGATCGATCCAGGTCGCATGAAGCTTTCTCAATATGAACGTCAAGATTGGGTGGTCAACGCTCCGCAAGAGTGTACCGTTGATGACCTGCTTGAACCTGCATTCTGGTCGCTTATGGCATATCAGATGAAGCCATATGACCGTGTTGAAGTACGTGCTGATGATGGTACTTGGCTTGCTGAACTGCTGGTTATCGGGTGTGACCGCAATTGGGCAAAGGTGCATCTTCTGGCTAAGCACAAACTTACCGGGGTTGATGAAGCCATGGCGCAAAGTTCAGCACATCGAGTTGAGTTCAAAGGACCACAGAAGAAGTGGTGCATTATTCGTAATAGCGACAACGTATTCATCCGCGAGGAAATCGGTAGTAAGGATAAAGCCTTTGCTGAACTGAAAGAGTTTGAGCGCACCGCTGCGAGCGCTGCGTAATGGGAACAACGACGAGACTCACGGTATACAATGACGCTCTTATTCTTCTTGGTGAGCGTTCGTTAGCATCTCTGACAGAAAACCGTGAGCCTCGTCGTCTTCTTGATCAAGTATGGAACAATGATGGAGTCGATGCCTGTCTTGAAGAAGGGCAATGGCACTTCGCTACACGTGGAGTCAGGCTTGATTATGATCCCGCTGCATCAACTGAGTTTGGTTATCAGTATGTATTCAACAAACCATCTGACTGGATAAGAACTGAGGCAGTCTGTACTGATGAATGGTTCAATGTTCCACTAACTAGATATGGAGATGAAAGCGGGTATTGGTATTCTGATGAGCAGATACTTTACATTAAGTATGTCTCAAATGATGCATTCTATGGAAACAACCTAGCTATATGGCCGCGTTCATTCTCTGAATTCGTATCGGCGCATTTCGCATGGAAGATAGCTTTCAAGCTTGGTGGTGAGTCATTAATGAAAGAAATGATATCAGTCAGGGATGAGATGTTGAGGCGAGCAAAGAACAAGGCAGCAGCAGATGAGTCAACAAAGTTCCCCGCACGCGGTTCGTGGGTGAATGCTCGGCAGAGATATGGTGGTCCTACAGACGGTGGAAATCGTGGTGGTAGTCTAATCGGTTAAGCGGTAGGAGCGTAGAACAAAAATGAAGCAACCGCTTTTTACATTCAACAGAGGAAAAGTTTCACCACTATCGCTAGGCCGCGTTGACCAAAAGCGCGTTGCAATGTCTGCAGAGACTATGACAAATTGGATACCAAGGGTAATGGGTCCAATGTCATTGCGTCCTGGGATGGAATACATTGATTCAACCTATAATAACAACAAAGCAAAATTCATAAAGTTCATATTCTCTATTACTGACACAGCACTCGTTGAGTTGACTGACTCAGCAATGCGCGTATACGTAAATGACACTGTTATCACTAGACCTTCTGTATCAACTGCTGTAGCAAATAGTACCTTCACTACCGACCTAGCAAGCTGGACTGACAACGATGAAGCTGGTGGAGTGTCTGCATGGGTTGCTGGTGGATACATGGGCCTAACTGGGAATGGAACTGCAGCAGCAATACGAGACCAAACTGTTACTGTTGCTGCAGCAGACAAAGGAACGACTCATGCATTGAACATCGTAGTTGAACGTGGTCCTGTTATTCTAAGAGTTGGTTCTACTTCAGGTGGAGATGAATACATTACAGAGACAACGCTTGAGACTGGATATCATTCTCTTGCACTAACTCCGACCGGAAACTTCTATATTCGTTTTCTTAGTAGACTGAAGAGACAAGTGCTTGTTGACTCGTGCGCTGTATCTTCATCTGGCGATATGGTTCTTGCGACTCCATGGCTTACTGCCGATCTAGATTATCTAAGAACAGAAGAATCTGGAGATGTGATATTCATTGCGTGCAAGGATAAGCAACAGAAGAGGATAGAGCGCAGGGGTACAGAATCATGGTCAATCGTTAGATATGCACCTGAAGATGGCCCATTCCTAACTGAAAACATATCTTCAACAACCATTACTCCTAGTGCGGTTAGTGGGAATATAACGTTAACATCAT